TCTTTGTCAAATCCCCAATGTTTAATGATGGGAAACCCGTTGTCCTGAAATAGTCGAGTAATAGGCTTTATAGGTTCAAACGTAGTATTTTGAATTAGCTCGTCAATTACTACGTCTGGTAAAGTTCCTATTTCTAACCATCGTTCTCCGGTTTCAATCATATAAGGTGCTCTGCTAAACGGACGCTTGCCTACTGGGTTATTTTCCCAAGCGATCTGTGCTTCTGTTGGTGCACGGTAGATCTTAATATATCTACATTCATAAAAACCTTCAAGAACTAGATCTCCAAGCGTAACGTCTGCTCGAAAACCTAGCTCTTGGCCGTTCTTCATAAATACGTTCTTACCGATAGCAACTGATGCCGCTGTAAGCTTGCATGTTGCAGACTCAGAGACAGAAGTTTTACGAAAGTGGTATTGCAATACGGTAAGTGCATCATACACTAACTGCTTGATCGAGAGGTTGTGTTCCTTTACTAGCTTCACTGCCCAACGTTGGGGCGTTGACTCCACTTTCTGCTCCAGATAGTTTATTATCTCTTGCATTCTTTCTCCTCGTTCTGCGGTATGGATTGTGAGCTACATTATATAAGCTACAACCATGCCTTAAGCAGCATTTAATTTCATGGGCTTCTACAATCAAAGCTTCTGCTTCAGTCATATTTCCACCCTTAATTTCTACAATTTCTTGTATTTCAAATTGTTCTAACTTTTCCAATAGCCATACATGATGGTCATATCCTCTATGAGTTATTTGAAATGGTCGATGAAGTGTACCTTTACCTACATATACTACGTCTAACGTTTCTGGATCTTTATGTACGTATACGCAATACATTTCTTCAGGATATTTAACTACTTCATCGGTACCTTCTCTTACTTTAATACTTCTCAACTTCAACTCCGTTATTTATAAGTAACAACAAAGCCTCTGGCTGATATGATTCTTTGAACACAACTCGTTTTATACGCGATTGAAGCAATAACTTAGTGCATTCAGTACACGGTGATAGAGTCGCATATAACGTGGCACCTTCCGACGACGCGTTTGATGTAGCCAATTTACAGATTGCGTTAGCTTCAGCATGAATTACTTCCCATTTAGTTGTGCCATCAGCATGGCGTGTTTCGTTTTGCATACCATGTGGTGTACCATTCCAGCCATAGCTTAAGATTTGGTTACCTTTTGCTATTACTGCTCCCACCTTATGCTTCGCGTCATGAGACCGCCGAGAAACTAGCTCGGCGATACCCATGTATAGATCATCTTCTTTGATCCTGTTGTTTTTAAGCTTTCCCATGATTATCCTATTGAAAATCCGGTTGTATCATTTATTAATCGTCCCGTTTCTCGGTTGTAAACGGCAGCTCCAGCTGGTCCGGTGAGACCTGTGAATCGTGATTTAAGGACTGTGAATCGTACCTTATTTCGTTCTTCATCTGTTTCTGCTGTAAGGTTTCTTGAGAACGCGATAATATCAAATGAGATTTGTTTGATTGAGCCTGAACCTTTGACGTCGTCGATTGAGGCCATGTTTCCTTCTTCAAAAGCTTTACCTCCTGACTTACGTAAATGACTGATAAGACCTAGCCAAACGTTATGTTTCTTTACTATCTTAAGTAGATCAGACATAACTTTGTCGATAGCTCCATTACCTTCTTTGCCTTCAACTCCTTCCGAAACAGCAATAGTAATGTGATCAAGAACTAGGTATTTGCATCCCATCAAACACATGTATTCTATCTTATCTATAAGAGAGTCGTCACCAACTGAGCCTTGGTGGTCAAGTAAGACAAGTCTTTCATCGCTGAAAACTCTATCAAAGCCTTTACGCAGCTCTTCATCAGGCACTTCTTCATCAGACAAGTTTCGTTCGATAGCCATACTGATAAACTTTTCAGCTGTATCGCCAACGCTTTCTTCCAACGAAATCAAGCCAACCTTATCTTCAGTTTTATCAAGCAAATTTAGAATAATCTCTTTGATAATTGTACTTTTGCCAGAACCTGTACCACTAGTAAACAAGGTAATTTCACCTTGCCTTAGTCCTTTAAGTTTCTCATTCAAACCGTCAAGACAATCAGGATATGGTATAGACTCTGTAGCTCTACGGTCTTTGAACTGGTCCCAGATCTTTTCACCTGTTACAATACCCGCGGGTGAGTAAGTACTTGCTGACCATATAGCCTGGTTTACAGCAGCTGAGCCTTGATCAAGCAAACATTCGTTGGCGTCTTTGTATTTCTCAGTATGTACTACTTTTACTTTATCGAAACCAATAATCTTTGCAGCTGCTTGTACAGCCTTTTGACCTGCTTCATCATTATCAAACCACAATATTACATTTTGAAATTGTCTTACCCAAGCACGATGCTCAAGTAATACTGTTAGCTGATTTGCTGATGGAATTGATACAACAGGCCAAACCTTTTTGCTCGTATTGTATGATGCCTGTGCTACGCTGAGTGCATCAACCTCGCCTTCTGTAATTACTAGCATTTTACCCGCTGAAGTAAACTCTCGTTGCCCGAAGAGCTGCTGCGGCTTGCCTAATACTCTAAATTCTTTTGGTAAGATACGAATCTTATAGCAATCATCTCCATACGGATAGAAATGAGCTGGTTTATCGTTGTATTGGTGAGTCTTTACACCAAAGAATTCAACTACATCCTTCTGAATACCTCTACTAGGCATATCAAGACTAGGATAGTTATGAATATCGGTGATGTCAGTTGATCCAACAATACGCTTATTGGTAGTGGGTTGTTCATCTCCCATGTATTCCTTCTTTCTTGTTTGACACGCAAAACAGTAGGTATGTCCGTCGTTAGGGTCTATCATGACTCCGTCAGAGCTGCCACAATCAGGACATGGATACCTTTTGTTTCCGTGTAAGTTTACAATTTTCTCAGTTCCACTCACGATCATATCTTTCTTTCTTTCTAATTTTCTTTTTCATAGCGTTAATTTGCTTTTGATGTCTACGATTTTTAGCTCTAGACTTTTGGCTAAGCTGTTCAAGTATCATAGCATCTTGTTCAACGATGTCATCAATCAGTTTCTTTGAGTTCTTCAATGAGAATATCTAACCTCTCTTCGCCTTTCTTAACTAGTTCCTTATACATGTGTATTTCGTATACGTATTTATCGTTCCAATCAAAGACATGCTGCAAAGCATCTAATGTAGGCTTTGCAACATTGTCAAGATCACTCGCTTTATTGCTGAACTTTGGAGTCAAAGTTATCTTCAATGGCTTCGTGGTATCGAACTCCCATTCCATCGAGTCCGTAGCTTCCTTGAACCTCATCAGAAAGTTCTTGTACTCCTCCGTTGGATACGTTTGAGTGAACTTCCGTCCGTCCTTTGTTACTATTGCTCGTATTCCCTCCATCCGGTTTGCCGACATCGGCTTTCCCGGTATAACGATCTTCATATCGCCATTCCTCCATGTCCCAAGTCCTCTTCATATATATGAGATTACCTATCATGTTTAGTTGGTTTTCCCAACCACGTCCATACTGGCGTTGCCATTCACTTACAACTTTATCCATACGGTTTTCATAAGTCGTATCTTGTAAGGCCTTTTGCGCAGTCTTTATACCATATCCTTTACGGATTTTAGGTATGCAATCACCCGCATCGCCAATCAAAAGTTGCGTACAAAAGTTCATGTCTGCTGTATCGTCATCAACGAAGTAAACTACTTTACTGTTATAGTTGTAGTGATTACCTGCAATTTGATTTATGTCTTTGTCAATATGCGCAATAATCCAATCGTCTTCTGCTTCACGAGCTTCATGAGCCCAGATACAAACCAAATCATCGGCTTCCATACCATCTGCTGGAACAGCATTCCACTTATCAATGATATGAAAATAAGCGTCATTAAGACGTTCACGAAGATTTTCCTCCATCTTGACTTCTTTGCGTGAAGCCTTGTAGCCTTCATAAATGTCATATCTAAAATTACCTTTACCTTTAACCGCAAGATACGCTTCGTTTGAAAAGCAATCTACCAAAGTATCTCTAATAACTCTATCGACTACGTTTCTAGTATCATGCTTATTATCTTGGGTACAAGCAGCCTTAAATAGAATACTGTCAGCATCTATAAATACTTTCATCTACCTTGTCCTCTATATTTCTTTCGTGTTTTGTATTTTTTGCCTGTAAAAGTAGTCCTTTTACGAGGTTTCAATTCAAAATACATGTTATCTTTTACTATACGCTTTGCCATTTAACTTCTACTCCCCATTCTCCTTTAGGCTGTAAGTCTTTCCGATATAACCACTCAGCTGGACACGTTAACGCGTCAAAACCTGGATTATAGTAAGAGCTATAACACTCTACTATTTTGGTTTTATCAGACTCGTATTCAGATTTAATTTTAGAAAACCAATCTTTAGTTTCCCAGTTATCTGGTATTGGGTGACAAGTATAATTAAACCCGTCACCGAATAAATTAATGGACGTCTGCATAACTTTCTCCAATCTTATAGTCACCACCATCCATACACATTACACCGAAATCTTTTGGTGCTTCACGAAAAGACTCTTGTAGTATTTCACCAACACGTTTAGCGTCTTTATCACTAGCAATATAAGCTATTTCGTCATGATAAAAGATAGCTGGATACGCGTCAAGTTTCTCATCATTAATCTTATTCATAGCATAGCTTGTAGCCGCTTTACAAGTAACGCCTTCTGCAGCTTGCAATAAATAATTAAGTACCTGATAATCACTACGCGCATACACCTTACGGCCGTCAAGACCTGGTATACATCCATATCGGTTATATATTTCTTTGAGTTTTTCGACCAACGAGCCGAATCCTGGTAAGTTAGCCATGAATGCAGCTCTGGCTTCTCGTCCTTTCTTTGCATCGCTTACTCCACACAGCGTTTGACCAAGCTTTGCATCACCCGCACCAAAGAGAATAGCGTAAAGAAAAGACTTAGCCACGCTCCGATTGCAACCCAAAACACTAGCATTCCGTGAATGTTGATCACCGTTAATGACAAGGTCGGTGTAATCGTTATTGCCGACGTAGTGACAAAGACCACGGAGCTGGTTGCCAGCACTGTCAGCGCCAACAACTCTATAACCTGTCTCAGCAATAAAGAGTTCTCTAAGCATGCGACCATACGGAGCATCAACTGCCGGCAAGTTAACGATAACTTCATGACGACAGCGGAAACTTGGAGTACCAACAGTCCACATCCTACCATGAAGTCTAGGATTATTTGATTCGTCATATTTAAGTCTCTCTAACCATGAGTTTATAGTAGCCGCACGGTTCTTAATAGTATAATATCTATCAACCAGTTTACCGATACGACCAAGCTTAGCCAATGATGTTGAAGTTAGCTTAGGTCCTGTGCGTACCCACTGACCAGTCGGTCCTTTCTTTACGTTCCAATCATCAGGTACCCAGCCTATTGTATACAACCACTCTTTTACCAGGTCCATGTTTGATAAAGTAACAGGTTCTATAGTAAACCGTTGAAACTCGTCACCAGGCAGCACGGGTGGGCTGTCAGACACGGCCTCTTCAGCTAAGACGGTACGACCCAAGTATTCCGATAAGATACGAGTAGTTACGGCAGTATAGTAACCCGCTTTGGTATACTTTGCCGTCTTTGGTGTCTTATCAATAAATACTTTAGTAGTTCCAAGTTTTGGTTCTACAATTGACTCAATTTTATTCATGTGTTTATGCATAACATTTAGATTATGCTTTGCACGATTCAAATCAAACAGCCAACCTTTCTTACGAACTTCAGACTCAAATATTCCAATATCATGTTCAACACGTAAGCCTTTCTTAATTAAGCTATTGTTTTCATTAGCCTTTTTAAGTTCTGCTAGTAAAACATGATACACTCTTGTATTTAACTGCACGTCTTGCGTACAGTATTCTAACATTTTTGGTGAGTAAATCTGCCAGCCTTGCTCATTGAATTCAGAGTTATCTTGTTTCTCGTAACCAAGATATTCACCCCAACCACCAAGACCTTGCTTGTGAGGACGATCAAAGTCCAATACTTGCGACATAATCCATGTGTCGATCACAGTAGTTTTCGAAGACGGTTTCCAACCATAAAGCTTTTCCAACGCCATTAAATCAAAGCCAATAATATTATGACCAATTAAGGCATCAGCGGTTTCCATAAATTTCAAACCGGACTCTATAGACGGTAAACCAGGCTGATCAGCGTATCTATAAATCTTTTCTGTCACAGCATCTTGACATACAAGTACGTGACAAACGGTCATCTCCTCCAAGAGACCATTAGTTTCTATATCAAATACTAATTGCATAGCAATCCTTTCTATCTTATAATTCTTCTAGTAGCGGCGCTCCTGCGACGCCTTTATTCTATGATTATATTAGACTCTTCAATAGAACAGCTAGGACAAATGTCAGTTTCATCGTCAATTGTCATAACCTGAAACTCATCACCACACTTAGGACAAGTAGCTATTTCTAACTCTTGCCCTAAGAAGTCTATTTTATCATTCATTTTAGTTCTCCTATAAGAAGTCAGCAGTATCTCCATGATTACCTTTGTGGTCAGGTCCTTGCCAATTAGCAGGCTTTATCAAATCCGGTAAGCCAAACGGATTAGGACGGCTAGCCTTGACTCCGGGTTCTTTGGCCATATTAGCGGCATGAACTTGCCTCCAAGCGTGGTCTGCGTCCACTCCCAGTATATCAAGCGTACCAATGGCAATAACACACATGTCAATAAGACCATCGATAATCTCTTCTGCGTCTTTATTAACAAAAGCTTCACGTGTTTCATTGAGTTCTTCCTCTAAAAAGTTAATGCGAAAAGCTAGAAACTGGTTTAGTACGTTATATTCTTGATCGAACTGTTTAAACGCCAACCATTCATGAACGCCAAACTTTTCATGCATTTCATGAATGTCTTTTACCCATGTACTTGTTCTTTTAGCCAATGCGGTATCTCCCTTTCTTTATATTTTGCAAATCTAATTTTATCTCGTTTATAGAAACCACGATAAGCATTTACAGGCCAGAACTCGTCTGTCTTCAAGTCATCGTGACCACTAAAACATTGTGGATGCTGAGTTAAAGGACCTTGCGGTACTAAAACGTTTGCATGCTTTAACAAAAGACGGTGCTTACCTGCTCCGTGTTGTTTACCGTATCTAAAAGTATACTCCTTTAGCATAGCATCGTACAATCTCCAAGCCCAACGGTAATTAGCTCTTGTTTCACCAGCCCACTTAGTACATGGATGGTTCTTATGTACTGCACGATACAGTTCTCGCTGTTTAGCAAAACCAGGAGCGTGAAGATGCAAGACGGTACAAAGCATTTGAGCCTCTTCCAACGGCATCTTTACAATATGTTTGTCACATAGTTGCTGAGCAATCGCGTCAGGTTCTATGTCGATAATAAACCTATTCATCTTTTCCCTTTCTGAAACGATGTTTAAAGAAAACTATCAAGTTTAGAAACGTATTGATGGTTACCATAAGCAGCAACCACCAATGCGTCCATGACTCTAATAAGTCCATTAAAGGTTTTTCTCACACCACTCTTTTACATGATGAAAATGTCGTGGATAAATGTGAAGGCTTTGAGCTTGCCAAAAGATGTCACCAACACTAAGGTCAAGGTCAGTGGCCAATCTTTCTAGAACTCTTACTTGCCAATACTTGTCATTAAGATAGCCAAAAACTGCGTCATTACTTCTCATTTGAACTACGCAATTAAGATAGTTATCATTGTCAATGTAATAAGTAACAGCGTTTGTACAGCAAAAGTCGTTGATACCATCTTTACGGTAATCAACATGCATAGACGGTCTTTGATAAATCATTGAAGCACGTCTACTGTTTGGATTAGTTTTTAGTTCTCGTAATACATTATCGTATTGAGATCCGTTTTCTTTACTGTAAACCATCCAACCGTAGTTAGAGTTTATATCACCACGACTATTTGCCGCATGAGTTTTCCAAATTACAGGTACTTTGCCGTATAAATCTTGAAGACGGTTTACATTACACTCTTGCGTATCATACCAATCACATTCAGCTATTTGATATGCCACGTTAGGCTCGCCAAAAATAGAGTCTCTGTTCGCTATAAAAGAGGCTCCTATAATTTCAAGCATATTTTCTTTATGTCGTTCATGCTCATTGTGCATGTACATAATTGCAAAAGTTTTTCTAACGTCTCCTACATTATTCGTAATCATTATAAATCTCTTCCACTTCGTTGTAGGTAAATGTTACATCTTGTATCAAGTCTTCGATTGTAGCATAAGCAGACCATAGATCTGCTTGTACTCCTTCATGATCGATGCGCTCAATAGAGTCAAGTCCCATCTTTAAATGTCTTATTAGCTTAAGTATAAAAGCTTTATCATCATCCATTTTCTTGAAGTTCCTTTCTCTTTTCATTAGCTATCTTTTGTAGCTCTTTTGCGCGTGCTTTTGTTGGTGCGCCAAGCTCTGCTCTAAGACGGTCTTCCATTTCTAACAAGACGGTTTTCTCATGAGGCCATAGCTTGCCAAGACGGATAGTCAACGCCGCTTTCTTAGTGCCCTTTTCCCAGCCATCTTTCCAACGTAATGTAGCGCAGTCAGACCACACTTCAGCAAATCTTTCCATGCCTTTGTTGTGATTATCTGTAGTGCGAGTTGTAGCACAGCCACCTGCTGCTTGTGTCTTATTACCTGCACTAGCAAACTTATTCATGTTAAGTACAGGATATCCGGCCTTTACCATTTGACATTGAATATGAAAATCTTCAGGCAAAAACTCGTCTTCTTGCCATTGTTCTCCAATCCAGTCATAGTTATGTGGGTTTATTACGCTAAAATCAAACCAAGTATTAGTGTACACACGAGAATTAACACCACCAGGAAAATCGCTAATCCCAGCCGGAGAGATTCTCTGTCCAAGTCCTCCAACTCTGAAGCCGACGTCACACGCGGTTTGAATATCTTTAAACAAAACATTCCAATCTTCCTCTTCCATGGCGGTAAATTTCAAAAAAGGCCATGACCCGTCCATGCCGTCATCTTTAGCCTTACAAAATGTTAAGTCATCATCCATTTGCCATTGAATAAACTCCATACCGAGCTCTTTGGCTGCCCACTCACGTCGTTTAGCGATCCCTCGAACCTCGTCAGGACATGCCTTTACATTACAGATAGATCCATACCGTTCCATATGAGCATCGTACTCTTCGGGATAAACCAGCAGAGTCGTAATATTTTGTATAGTCTTTGGCATTTGAGACAGAGTAACTTGATTATCTACTCTGCCTCTTGTAAAAATTACTGGTGTTATCATTAGTACAGTCCTCCTGGAATTAAATAGAAGTCTACTAGAACCATAAGAAGGCCAATTAGAATTCCCCATGCAGCTGTGTTAATTGCTTTTAAGACTTTAATGTACATTACTTATTCCTTTCCATCCATACGATAGCTCTTGCTGCGTAGTTAATCAAGTCTCGTAAACAGTCGTCAGCAGTATCAAAGTTTACTGAACCTTTCTGTTCCATGACTGATCTAAACCGCAACACTTTAGTTGTTAGCATAGTATCAAAACTGCGCCAACCATGAGGATAATAGTCATCATCCTTTACTGAACCTCCTTGATAATCTACTCCCTTACTAGCCATAAGAGAGCCACACTCTTCAAGCACTTCAATTGCGCGCTCGTAATAGCTATCTTCATCATCAAGACGGTCAAGCTCATGAAACGTTTCCGTAAGAAAATCGCTGTCATCTTCATAAGCTGCTTCGAGTAAATCACTCAACGATTCTGCTTTCTTAGCCATTTTATCGTCTTCCTCTCTCATTCTTCGTAACATATACGCATAGTATCTCTCATTATCAGTCATTATCGTTATCACCGTAAGAGATCTCAATAGTAATAGTACGGAAGAAGCTATCAACAAAAGCGTCAATATCCTCTCCCGTCCAGTCTTTAGCATCTTCCGCTATTTCATCGGAAATACAGTCAAGTACTTGGTAATACTCAATATGGTCCTCAGTCATATCATACTTAGAAACTAATCGACCCGCTGCTCGAGCCATCCATACACTATACATACGATTATTTAGCGGAAAATCTAAAACCATTATATTACTCCTATTTATTATGCTACATCATGTACATACACATCAAAATGAGTAGCATATTCATGACGTAGGCTTTGATCAGCGTTATAATGAACCATACTACCATCAGCCTTACGACGTGGACCACGAGCCATTAACATAACACGCTTTTTAGCACCTAACCATGAATATCTATCTAACTTCTTATTGTATTCACGTACACTAAGTTTCAAACTCGCCAATTCAGGATCTGATTTATCTTTAACTGTAAAGCGATATGCTTCGCTACGATTGTATGTTCCTGTGTCTGACTTACGAAGTTTTGTGTTTTGATAATTTGCCATCTTTACTGTCCTTCCTTTGTAAATTAATTGGCGATAAATTTCTATCGTTATGAAGTCTTGCTAAAGTTTTCTTTGACTTAATTATGGATACCTTGTCTCCTGCATCAATCTCTTTAGATACCATTCGCATTTCTCCAAGTCTTCTATGCCGCCTTTATAACGGAAACGCCACAGATATTTCAATGCGTTGCCATGAAGATAAAACTCGAAACCTTCATCTTGCTCAAGACAAGCAGCAATCGCATCAATACACTCAATACTACCTTGATTGTAATGAGCAGGACTATTTACCATATCTGGCTTATCATCTTCCTCGTCTAATAGCTTATTAA